TAATATTTGGCCGACGGCCAGTCCGCCTGATGGACAATACACTTTGATTTACTGGCGGCTGAGACGCTTACAAAATCCTGGGGACGCATCCAATGTCCAGGACATCCCTTTCCGGTTCTTGCCTGCGCTGATATCAGGCTTGGCCTATTACATCGCCCCCAAGATACAAGGGATGGACCCACAGCGGATGATGTTCCTTAAGGCGGATTACGACGAGCAGCTGAAAAATGCGATGAATGAAGACCGCGAAAAGGCTTCTTTGCACCTAACACCGCAAATATTCGGTGGGCGCAGTGGCTGTTAAATACGCCGAAGGTAAGCAGGCTTGGGGACTCTGCGATAGGTGTGGACAACGCTTTAAGTTAAAAGATTTAAAGCGTATTATGATTAAAAATACGCTGACGCAAATCCTTGTCTGCAAAAGTGATTGGGAGCCCAGTCACCCGCAGCTTCGGCTTGGGGAGCGGCCTGTCTATGACCCACAGGGCTTACGCAATCCCCGCCCCGACCTTGGACGCTATGAAGCCGGGGTTAATGTGTATGGCTACCCAAGTTCAGGATATCGCATATTCCAGTGGGGCTTCAGTCCAGTCGGCGGCGCGTCCCAGTTCGACACCGTATTAACACCCAATGCCTTAATTAGCGTCGGGTCCGTAGCATCAGTATTAGCAGGTTAGGAGAAGTGTGATGAGTAAAAGTGGAATTGATGGTGTAGCCAAGAAGGGCCACACAAAAGGCAAGATGATAGGCAGCGGCAGCCGCGTAGTCGCCGCAGAGTCTGGCGGTTTAACGACGTCTGGTGTATCATCCCTTGATATGAAAAAGGTCGGCAGAGGGGTGGCGCGTAGAAATAATCAGAGGGCAGGCTAATGAACGTTAATTGGACCGAGCCCAGCACCAAGCGGGGCATCGTCTGGATACTCACCAGCATCTTGAGTATTTTCGCACCGGCGATGGGGACTAATCCCGAGACCGTGTGGGCTATTGGCGGCGCAGTCGCAGGCGCTTTAGGGGTCACTTTACCGGACAAGCTGTAATGTTTTTAGGTGACGACGAAATAGAGATTCGCAAGGACGACACCCGGCGGCTACGGGTGCTTTATACGGCAGTAGGACTGGCGATGCTGGTGTTATTGGCCGCCAGTTATTTTAGTTAGGAGAAGATGATGGCAGAGAAAAAAGGCAAACAAGCGGGTACGGCTAAAACAGTCCCGAACCCGCCTAATGCGGTGAAGGACAACCCGAAGACCAGTGGTATCATGATGCGCGGTTATGGCGCAGCTACGAAGGGCAAAATGGTGCGAGGACCGCTAGGTTAAGCCATGAATTACACCGAGATTTCTCAGGCTATTCAAGACCTCTTAGAGAACACCGAGGCGCTGTTTGTCTCGAATATCCCGATGTTTATCACGACCGCAGAACTTGAAATATATAACTCCGTCAATATCCCGACACTGCGGCGTAATGTCACGGGGCACTTGACGGCGCACAACAAATACTTGAGCTGCCCGTTGGACTTCTTGAGTGTCTATTCACTGGCGGTGGTTGATGCGGCGGGCGTGTACAGTTATTTATTGAACAAAGACGTGAGTTTTATGCGTGAGGCCTATCCGAACCCGTCGGTGTATGGGCAACCTAAATTTTATGCGCTATTTGGACCGTCCATCTTGGACTTGAACGAGTTGACTTTGATTACCGCCCCCACCCCGGACGCTAGCTATGAAGTTGAACTCCATTACAATTATAATCCTGAGAGCATTACCGTGGCGGCTACGGGCCGTACTTGGTTATCAGACTCTTTTCCTAACGTGTTACTTTATGGCGCTATTCGAGTGGCTAATCTATTCATGAAAGCCGAGGCCGATATGGTCGGCTACTATGAACAGAAGTATTCCGAAGCGATGACGCAGTTCATTCGTCTGTGCGCAGGCCTGGAACGCGGCGATGCCTATCGGGAAGGCCAAAAGAAAATTCCGTTTAATCAGGTATAACCGATGCTTATCCAGGGCCAATGTAACATTTTCCTGCTCAACAAGCTCTTAGGTGCTGAAGACTTTTCACTGTTAAGCCCGTACCAGTATTACATGGCGCTTTACAACGCCAATGCTGACTTGGGTCCGGATACTTTGATTTACACGTCGACTAACGAAGTGACCGGCCCCGGCTATACGGCAGGCGGTCTGCGCCTCACCCCGATTCCGCCGGTAGTAGATAACGGCGTTGCCTTTCTCTCCTTCCAAAATGTGCTTTGGACGGGCGCCGACTTCATTACTCGCGGCGCCCTTATTTATAATTTTACAACAGACGCCGCCGTGGCTGTGCTGGACTTCGGTGCAGACAAGCTTGCCTCAGGGGATTTCCCCGTGTGGTTCCCGCCGGCCACTTATACTACCGCCGTTATTAGGGACACCGTGTCATGAGCTTAGTCATAGGCAACAGGATAAGAGAAAATTCCACCGTTGAAGGACTTAACGTCATCACGCTGCTGGGCGCGCCGTCGGGCTTTCAGGACTTTAGTGTGGTCGGTGACGGCAATACTACGTGGTACGTGATTGCCGATGTACCGAACGACAGCTGGGAAGTGGGCGTGGGTACGTATAACGCCACGCTGCCACCGACCTTGGAGCGGACCACTATACTGGCGTCCTCCAACGCTAATACCCTAGTTAGTTTTTTACCCGGGCCTAAAGATATCTTTTGTACTTTGCCTGCGGATATTGCCCCGATTGTGGCCATTCCTGTAGGTATGGGCGGTGGCACGGTCAGTACCAATACGGCGTTGGGCGTCGGTGCGTTGGTCGCGAATACCACAGGCTCTACGAACACGGCTTTGGGGTATGCGGCGTTAAACGCTAACACTTACGGCGATTTTAATACGGCCGTAGGCTTTAGTGCGCTATTGCTTAATACTACAGGCAGCTCTAATGTTGCGCTGGGTGCCTATGCGCTATCGGCGAATACGGTGGGCGTTCGTAATGTAGCGATAGGCGAGCTGGCATTGGCAAACAGTACGACAGGTAATTATAACGTCGCTATTGGCGCGTCAGCTTTAGCCTCTAATACGACAGGGCTGTCCAATATTGCGCTGGGGTATCAGGCGTTGGCCAATAACACCGTAGGCGTGTACAACATTGCGTTGGGCACATCGGCAATGACGTCCAATAGTATTGGCGGCTATAACATTGCCATAGGGACTAATGCGCTGGACGCAAATACGGTGGGTGATGGTAATGTTGCTATCGGGCATGCAGCCATGCAGGCGAACACCACCGGTGTAGACAATGTCGCTATTGGTTTTGGTGCGCTTACGACAAATACAACGGGCTCCGATAATACCGCAGTAGGCCACTTTGCGTTGCAATTAAATACCGAAGGTATCAATAATACGGCGCTCGGTGACGAAGCGCTGCAGTCTAATACGGTAGGCAGTAATAACGTGTCTGTGGGGACGTTAGCCCTGCGTGCCAATACCTTGGGAAATTACAATATTGCCATTGGCCCTTCGGCATTAACCGCCAACATCACGGGTAGCGAGAATGTGGCGGTGGGTTATTTGGCGCTGGCGGCCAGTACCAATGGAAATAGCAACACCGCTGTCGGGACGTCTGCGCTGGCGGCCAATAGTGGCGGTGATTCCAATACCGCTTTAGGGTCATCAACATTAGCCTCTAATACCACAGGTTCTGGCAATACTGCGCTAGGCGCATCCGCACTGTCTGCCAACACGATAGGTGCCGCTAATGTCGCAGTGGGTTATGGGGCACTGAATAACAATACGACAGGCACGGCTAATGTTGCTGTAGGGCGTTCGGCACTAACCACTAATGTATCGGGCATTAATAATACCGCAGTAGGCCATCAGGCACTTACGCTTTCTACGGGCAATTACAATACGGCGGTGGGCTCTTCGGCGTTGGTCGCCAACACGACCGGGGGCAGCAACACCGCAGTAGGCTTAAATGCGTTGGGAGCCAACACCTCCGGCAGCAGCAACACGGCGGTGGGTGCCTCGACGCTGGCTGCCAATGTATCGGGGGCTAGTAATACGGCGATAGGCGCTAATGCCCTAAATGCCTGTACAACCAGCAGTAATACGGCAGTCGGCGTCAATACGCTCTTAGCAAATACAACGGGTACGACCAATACAGCAATAGGTGCCACCGCAGGCAGCTCTATTACCACCGGCAGTAATAACACCTGTCTGGGAAATGCCGCCCAGCCGGCAACCGCGACGACCAGTAATACTATCACCTTGGGGAACGCGAGTATTACAACGTTACGTTGTCAGGTAACGACCATTACGGCTTTATCCGATAAGCGAGATAAAAGCGAAATCACCCCCCTTCAACCTGGCCTTGATTTCATCGACGCCTTGCAGCCAGTAAGGTTTGTTTGGGCGATGCGGGACGGGGGTAAAGTGGGCACCCCTGAACTAGGTTTCATTGCTCAAGATTTACAAGCAGCACAGAGAAAGACGGGCTATGTCATACCGGGATTAGTATTGGAAGAAAACCCCGATAGACTGGAAGCGGCATCGGGCACGCTACTCCCCGTGATAGTTAAAGCCCTGCAGCAACTCTCCGCGCGCATGTCGCAACTGGAAGCGTTGTTATGAGGCGTGTCCTGATTGGCACGCCGACCTATGACGGCACGCTGACTGCGCACTATGTTGACGCACTCTTGCGCACGCTTAAAGAAGCACCGAAGCAGGACATCGAGATTTTCCCGTTATTCATTTGCTATGACGCGCTGGTACAGCGGGCACGCAATGACATTGTTAAACAGGCCATTAGCGCTAATGTAGATGATTTGGTGTTTATCGACGCGGATATTGGCTGGGAGCCTGAGGCCTTCTTTAGATTACTCCGCCACCCCGTGCAGGTCGTCGGCGGCGTGGTACCTAAGAAATGCGACAATCCGGCGTTCAATGTCAAGGTACTGCCGGGCGCATCTTTAGAGATTATTGACGGGGTGATGGAGGTAGAGTGTGTCGGTACGGGCATTCTGCGTATCACCCAACAAGCCCTGCAGAACCTGTGGACCATCAGCGAAGAGTACCAAAATGAAGGGCCGGTAGGCCGTATGGTCTTTGATATAAAGATTATCGACGGGCAGCTGGTTTCGGAGGATAATATCTTTTGTCATAAGTGGCGGGATTTGGGCGGTAAGGTCTGGTTGGACCCGTACCTGCAGTGCACGCATACCGGCACCAAGACCTTTACCGCCAATTTTATGGAGTACCTGGAGGCAAACCGTGTACGGGAATAGTGCTTATTCAGAACTGGCTTTTTCACAAGACCCTAACGAACGACTGACCCAAGTCTGGGAGTTGATAGACAACAGCCAAACGGTCGATTGGGCTATTATAGACGACTCGCAATAGGGGGCATAAAAAAGCCTCGTTTTACCGAGGCTTGATTAGATACTTTAAAGTAACCTTTGCTTCGCAATGCTGCGCAACGCAACGCATAGCATCGCACCGCATCGAAACAATATAATACCACAGGATAATTAGCATGGCAACCTCCTACTCCCCAAGTTTAAAAATAGCGTTATTAGGTACGGGGGAGAACACCGGCACCTGGGGCACGTTGACCAACACCAATCTCGGCACCTTGATAGAGCAGGCTATCACCGGCGTGCAGGCGATTGTGATATCAACAGCCAATGTCACGCTGACTAATTCGGACGGCATCAGTAATCAGGCGCGTAATGCGGTATTGGTGGCGACGGGCACACCCGCCGCTATTTTTGACATCATTGCGCCGCTCGTCGAGAAGACCTATATTGTCCGCAATGCGACGACGGGGGGTTTTGATATCCGTATTCGTGGAGCAACGGGCAGTGCTGTCTCTGTTAAAGCCGGCGCAACGGTGCTGGTCTATTGTGAT